GCCGTCTTTGATGTGATCTCCCAGCTTTGCCGCCGATAAGTCAAGCAATGTTGCTCCGGTCGTGCCAGCTGTCACGCACTCAAGCCTGAAGTTGTGCTGTAGCAACTGCGTGTCATAGAGCAAGTCCCCGGCTTTGTAGGCCGTGTTCCGCAGCACAATGCCCAAGCTGTCCGCCAGGATCGCATTCGTCACCAGTCCGGCCGGATCTATCGTTACCTTGATGGTGCTGGCATTCTGCACCGCGATGTTCATCGCATACGTCGCCGACGCTTTCAGTTCTGCGCTCTTCGGCGGGATGTAGTCTGGATTGCTATCCAGGCTGATCATGTACAGGATTTCGCCAGCATCCGGGTCTTTTGCAAAAAGCCCCCATTCGCGCGAGTAAAATCCCGTTTCAACATTTGTTGTAAGGATGACGCCCGTCACTTTGCAGAGTCCGTTCGACACTTTTACTGCGCTGATTGCCAATTCCGCCCTCGCGCTTACGAGATCGGTCAGATTGTCTACTTCCGCGCTCGTCTCATTCCCGTCGCCCAGCTTTATCTTTGTCAGTTCGAGCTTGGTGCCAGATTCTACTTTCAGCTGCAGGGCGCGGCCTGCTGCGGTCAGTACGCCGCCGCTCCAGTTCGCCATATCCTTTCCTCCTTCTAAATTTCATTAGTCTTGCATACATAAGGGATAGATGTCATCCCTATTGGCACATTCACCGTGCTGTCGCTTGCGATCTTCGGCGCAACTTCTTCCGACTTCACCATGGTGAGTCCTGCGCCAATGTAGATAGCCGTGGAAGTTTGCGCGTTCTGGATGGGCTGCGGGATGATTTCGTAGGCACTTTCTTGTGATAATACTTGACCGAAAAAAGCCGTTCCTTCTGTCTCTCGTCGAAAATTAACAACATCCAGCCAAGACCTCGCGTTCTTATTCGTGTCAATGGCCTTCGCGACAACTGGTATATCTGCTTCTCGTATCGTTTCTGTCGTCGCAATGTCGACGCGGAAACATCCCGGTGAGCCGCCATACTCGAACCACTCTTCAATATGGGCACTTCCCCAGACTGCTTTAAGCATCTTCTCGACCGCCGCCGGTGTTCCTTTAGTTCGATGCCAGGCAATCGATTCTTTAACCAGCCGCCTTTTTGTTGCAATATCCAGCCCTAGCGGCTCATAAAAATCTACATGCCATTGCCAAGCCAGCAGGTCTACCACTGTCTCCGGCAGCTCATCCAGGCGCGGTAAATGCAGCGTCTCTGCCGTTGCCCTCGTCACCGCTTGCAGCTCCACATCTAAGGCTCTGGCCGCCGCTGACACTTGCGGATCCTCCAGCAGATTGCTTGGCAGAATGTCAAGCAGGCTGATGCTTGTTAAGTCTTTAATCATCTTCCAAGCCCTCGAATCTTGCGCCTATCGTGCCCGCTACAGCTACCTGCGCACGTGTGATGGCCATGTATTCCGGCTCTGTGATTTCCGCCCGCTTGACGCCAGCGCTGCGCAGTCGGTAGTAAAGTTCCGTAGGGTTTACATCCCGCCCCAGCTTCGACTTCTGCCACAGCACATAATCTGCTACAGCCTGTTGCGCCGCCCGCTGGATGTTCGCCGCCTCGGTTGCATCGCTTCTGTCAATCCAGTAAGACACTGTTACGTTATACGTCACCTTCGTCGGAGGCTTTACGGTCACTTTATCCGTCAGCGGGCGTACCGTCCTGTTATTCAGCGCCGCGCTGATTGTTTCCAGCAGCTCGCTCCCAGGCACTTCTCCCCCCGTCAGCAAAGGGTATACAACCACTTCCGTCGGTGCTGGGCTATCTACTGATACATCTGTTACTAAAGCGCTCGACTCTTTCGTAAAGTATTCGTAGGCTCCAACAGGGCCAGCAGTCGAATACCGTTCCGGCGCTTCGTGGATTCGCTTCCGGAAGCTCTCATCATCCTCTTCATCCGCGCCGCCCGCGCTGGCAGTCGTATTTTTTACCGTTGCGACAAACGGCACCGGATCAGCCAGTCTGTTTAGCTCTCCGGCCAAGTATCCGTTCCCTTTCGCCCCCGTTTCCGTACATGTAGCTCTTGCATCCACTGACATTTCGCCGGATTTTATGACCGCCGCATCGTCCAAGGCAAACAGGGTGCCATCTCCTGCCGTCACACGTGTTCCTTGTGGTATCAGGGTGGCTGCTCCTCTGGCCGATGATACTTGCAGGCGAATCGTTGCTGTAGCTGCCGACGGCTGCAGGCGATATGTGCCGGTAAGCGCACCGATATGATCAAGGTATTCGCCAGTGGCAAAAGCCAAGAGGTTCTGCTTGGCTGTCGCGTCGATCAATATCCTTTGCTGGATTATGAGTGCTTCAATGCCCCGAAGGAAGAGTCGTAGCGGGTCTGCGCGGGCCAGTTTGCGCCCAAGCAGCCCCTCGACGGTCGTTATGATGTTTCCCTCGATCGTCTGTGGGTCTGATTCTGCAAATATGATATCTGGCAGGTTTTTAAGTTCCATCAACCTCAATCCTCACTTTCGCCTGCAGCTCTCCATCCTGCTCGCTGCCCTCATATCCGACAGACACCACCCGCGCGCGAGGCTCATACCGATGTACCGCATCGACAATTTCGGCCGTCATACGCGCCTGGGCAGCGGCCACCGGCAAATCAATCAACTCTCCATCTACGCCAAACTCCCGGTCCATCGGGACGGTCTTTTTCAACGTAGTCAGCACCATGCGTACATTCTGGGCTACTTCTTCCATTGTACTTTTCGGCGCAAAATTGATATTTTGCTGTTCTGTGGTAATGTCCAGCTGCATCATACCCCTCCTTGCACTGCCCCTGCTGCCGGTGATGACGGAACGTATTCTTTCAGCGTGACATCAATCTGTGTCATGATGACGCGACCGTTATTGTCAATCGTATCGACTGACTCCCCTACACTCTCGACGACCCACGGATATTGTCCTACAGTCTGATTGCACAGCACAAAATACATGGCTTCGCCTGACTCGCATAAGTTCCTTACTCGGTCAGCCTCCGCCGTCGGATTGATACCTAAAGACGCTGATAGCTGCATCGTGAAGGTGATTTCTGCCACATCCGGGCCTATATACTCCAGCATCGGCTTATTCCCAATCAAGTTATGCGTCGCGAACCTGGCTTTGTGTGTCCGCTTCAGGTCGCGGAATGTGCGTACTTTGCGACTCGACACCTCGAAAACAATACTGCCCAGAGAGCCGATTGGTGCCGACAATCCCCAAGATGACAGCTTCCCGCGCCAATCCCCCGGCAACATGGATAGTCCGGCTGCCAGCTTCTTCTGGTAGCTCCCTGATATCCCCGATAGAAATGACATGATCACCCTCCTATGAACACATTTCCGCTCCCTGTCGTGTGCGTTCCACCTTTACCGCAGCTCTGGCATGTTGTGGCGTCACCAATGCGAACAGCCGCCCGCCCGTTGACGAATACCGTCCCCGAGCCGCCTGTGGTAGCAAACGTGCCACCATGCGGGCAGTTGCATGGGCCCGTATCGCCTTTCCGATGCGCTCCCAATCCGTTGATGAACACATCTCCGGACACCACGGCATTTGTCCCCGTTCGGCTATGCGGGCAGTCCGGTAAGCCCAAATCACACGTTCCGGTTTCTTGATCTCCTTTTCTTGCTGCCGCCGGCATTGCTTCCACCTCCCGTACCCAAGTTGGGCACAATCAGTTCAAATTGATGGTTGCTCCCTTGATAATGATGGCACCCGTCACATTTACCGTCAGCGTGGAGCTTCCACGGTCGTACTCGATATACGATCCATCTGCAAAGTCCAGCCGCATCACGTCCGCGCTGGCGGCCTGTGGCGGCTGCTTGTCGGTAAAATATGACCCAAGTATCCAGCCGGTTGAAAAATTCTTGTCGTTGTTGGCAAAAAGGCAAACCGCTTGGTCGCCGATGTCCGGCACCCAGTAGTCTTTATTTTTCCCGCTGAACCGATGCATGATGTGGAGTTCCGGGCTGCTCGTGCTGTCCTTGTCGTCAAACGTCACGCGTGCTGTATCACGTTCAGGATACACCGCTGAAACAGTTCCTGTCCGCACCATACCGCGCAAGGCCCGTTCTACGTCAGTAGCCATCAATAACCCTCCTCAGTTCAATCTTTGTGGTATAGCCATTCCCGATATCATGCGTGCTGCGCGTGATCAGGTACTTGCCATCGTAGTTGTGCCATCCATGGAGCTGGACGGTGTTGCTGGCGAGTAGGGCAAAATTCCCCATCATGGTCAGTGACACAGAAACCTCTTCCAGATTCTTTTCGTGGAGCTTCTTCTTCGCCAATTTCTCTGCTGCTTCCAGCGAATCCACTTTCTCGTTCACCTGAAGCGTCTGCCCCTCTTTCCGGTTCGGATCCGTGAATGTGTATTCGATCAACTCGTCTTTTTGCGAGTGCTTGTACTTGACATGGCACGCTTTGTAGATGTCATGGATGGTTGTGCGGCAGTCGAAGGACAATACTTGGTTCTTCCATATCTCCATGACGGGATCCGCTTGCTCGTACTTCGCAATGTCGAAGACTACGATCTTCTCGTCCGTAACTTTTAGCGCCAGGCCGGCATCTTTGCAAAGCTTCTGGAGAAAAGACAGGTCCGTTTGCTCCGACTGCTCGGCACGCTCCTGGATGGGATCGTCATCCGCATCGTAATAGCTTTCCATCCCGGCGCCATCGGCCACATCCTTGATAATCTGCGACAGCTTCACCTTTTCCCATGCCCGCGTTTTCTCGACGCTGCGCAGGTTGGACGAATTCGGTATGGATATTAGCTTGATCTTCGCCTCGTTCGGCGGGCCAGTATTCGTGATTTCGTCAACCTCGAATTTCCCAAGCGGGAGCGTGCGGTTATCGCCGGACGCTTCCCAATCGCCTACGCCAAGCGTGACAGTCATGATTGCCCCGCGGTCCGGCATCCAGCCGCCCTGCCAGAGTTCCTCTCGATCCTCCAGGGTTATTTCTGCGCTGTCTGCCTCGCCGCTCAGTACCTCCCGCACTGAAAAAGACTTTAGGAAGCCCGCCAGATCTGCCGAGATGTCTTTCCCGTCGTACATGCAGTAGACAGCTGCTGTCCTCGCTTTCATCCTATCGCCTCCATGGTGGCAAGGTGGATATCGTCTCTCCTGCCGGTATCTCCGGAACTGTCAAGACTACCCCCGCCGAAAATATCGCCACGTTTACATAGGCACGGTTGGCGTTCATCAGCTTTGCCACATAGTCGCAGGAGCCCATTTGCTCGTAAGCAATCAAATCCCATGTATCACCGCTCTTGGTCGTGTACTCACTCAAAAGCCAGCCGCCCCCTTTCTCGCTTGTAGGCTTCCATCTGCTCGGCAAAGGACTTCTGCACCTTGCGTCCAGCGTCTAAAACGGCCTGGCGCACCCTGTGCGGCTCTTCCTGCCCGTAAAAGTTCAGCGTAATGTTGATGGGAGGCGGCTCTATCGTTCCAGCGTTGCCTCGCTCTCGCCCTTCATCTGGCCGGATTATTGTCCGCTGCCCGCTTTCGCGTATGGCCTCCACAGGCGGCGGCTCTGCCGGGCGGTATTCTTCCACGGCCGTCCTCGTCACGGCCTTTGGCGCTTGTGGCCGGATCTGGTTCACGGTCCTTGCATACGATGGGACTGCCTGGTAGCCTACATTCTCATCCTTGTCGCCACCGACCCCCAGTATTCTGCCTGCCATGCGCCATAATCCTATCGCCCTCGCAGAGCCGTCCAACGGTATGGCTGCCTCGTCGCTCTCTTCGGCAAATGTCGTAAGGAATGCGCCCTTGCGGTAGATGCCGCCGCGGGCATTGCTGTCCACCTCGACTTCTTCTCCACCGCCGCCACCACCGCTGCCCAGGCCAGAAATGGCACTCGCGGCCGACCTAACAGCTGAAACGATGTTTTGGATGGTGCCGACAATTGCGCCGCCCACGGCCGACGCAATACCGGCCATGGCGTTGAATGCGGCAGAAACAGCGTTGCTTGCGCCGTCCCACGCCGCACTCCAGTCACCGGCCAAGACGCCCGTGATTGCCTCTACAACCCCGGCAATGATACCGATCAGTCCCGTGATGATAGACGCGATGACGTTCACCGCCATCGTTACCGCCCCAACAGCGACCTCGGCAAACACAATGAACGCCCCAATCAGGACGCCGCCCAGGACCTGGGCCACAGCTCCAATGGCTGACAGCAAGGTGTTGAACGCCCCGCTGTTTGCGGCCACGGCTGCGCCGATTGTCGCAAACGCCGACATGATAGTTGCTCCCAGAGCCGCCAGCTGCGGCCCCAGCACTGCTACCAGCTGGCCGAATACCATCTGCAGGTTCGTCAAAGCTGGTTGTATCATCATCCATGCATTCGAGAATGCCGCTGTGATCTGATTCCAGAGGCCCATGAAAAAAGGCCCTACCATCGACCAGTTCGAGTAAATCAAGTAGGCTGCCCCCGCTATGGCAATCAAAGCAATGCCGAGCGGTGAGAACATCGCCGCCACAGACGCGCGTCCTACTGACAGGATTGCTGTCCCCAGCACCCTGAACGCCGCTCCTGCGGTTTGCAGCGCCCCTGCCAGGCTGAAACTGCGCACCATCGCCAGGACGGCACGGGCCGCGTTCCCCGCGCCGCTGGCAATCATGCGAGCATTGCTGACTACGGCCGCTGCCGCCGCCTTCATGACGGATATACACCCAGCCCTGAAGCTCACCAATGCCGACATCGCAGATGACACACCACCTCGAATACCTGTATTGATTGCCTGCCCGACCTCTGCCCACGTAATGGCTCGCAGCT